AATCTTGTATTTTAGCTTTAATTTGCTTAATTCTTTTTTGTGTTACTTTTTCTCCATTATCTATTAACAAAGGAAAGACATTAGCCATTAGCTTTTCATATTTCTTATTATCTCTTATCCCTAAAATGTTAGGTATATGCCTTTTAAATAAGCTACAATCATCTTGTAGATACATTGTGGCTATAATAGTTATGTAAGCACCTTTTTCCTCTAAAGTTAATACAGAGGTATCTGCTAGCCAATCTGCTGGATAAAATGGAAAGTAAAATAATTTCTCTTTCATACTTCCTCCATAATTTTAGTATAAGATAAATTATAAGTGTCTTTTATTTTTTTTATAAGCTTAACACTTAAACTTCTCTTGCCTTGAAATAACAAAGTTACCATAGCTTCAGATATATCTAAATCTCTAGCTATCTGTGATTTTGATATTTTCTTTTTTTGCATTATTGTATCTAATATCATTTTTTTCCTTTCTTAATTAATTTTTCGTAACATTCTTCGCAGTAAAATTTAAACTTGTGGTAATGTGCTGCAACATTATCACAAAAACTACATAGCTTATGATGTATAAGTTTTTTCCAATGATTACTTGTACTATCTTTTTGTATTATTTTCTTTTTAGCCACTTTTCTTCTCTCTTATTTCTTTT